ATGTCAATTTTTAAGGAAAAGAAAGAAGAAAAAATTAATATTTTACTAAAACAAGTAAAAGATGAAATTTGGAAATATTTGGACAAGACAGAAAATTTGAATATTCTATCTTCTGAAATGGGTTTTATTTCCGTTTCCCGTCTTAGATTATTATACACAAAACCACAATCTTTTTACTCACTATCAATTGCAAATATGATTACTTTATACGAATATATTAAATTAAACCCAATTAAATAATTTAAATTAAGGAGAAATAACCATGACACAATTTACATCAATCAACACCATTGCTACTATTACCGCTACTTCTAACAAACAATCAGAAAAAATCGTTTCTAAAAAACCGACCAAAACTTTTTATTTACAACCCAAAGACAAGAAAGAGTCTGATAAACTAAAAGATTTTGGTTTGATAGAATATCAATCACAAGAAAAAGGAAGCAAGCCTTTCTTTATTGTAAAATCATCTAATGAACTTGATATTTATATTGAAGATATTAAAATTAAGAAAAATATGGGTATTAAAGTAACAGATCCTACAACCCTAGAAGAAGTTGACAACCCTAATTTTTATACAGATGTGCCTATCCTAATTAATATCATTAAAGTTAAATCAGACGACCCAACAGTATCCGATTTCTACCGTGTAAAAGCATTTAAGCTTGATAATATTGAACAACTTAAAGAAACAGAGCCGCACAATCCATTTGAGGACTAAAGGTAAACTAATATGGTTAGATTTATTAACCCTTTAGAAAGTAAAATTAAAGCCATAAACAAAAGGGAATTTGAGAGAGTGAGTGACGAGGGCGCTCGCTCCCTTAAACCTTTATCGAAAGGTGTATATGAATATGGTAAAGGAAAATCTATTGTAATTGAAAAGACAAGGGTAACCAATACAGAAATGTTACAAAAAGCCATTAATGAAATTGACAACATTCTATATGAATATGTTTCAATGCCCTTACACATTACCCAACCTGTTTCTTATGTTGAAATTCAATCTGTAATATCTGGAAAATATCAATCTATATTATCCCAATTTTCTTCAACTTTGAGAATGTTACAATCTGCCAGATTAGATAGTAGAGTAAATACACACATATCTGTTTATTTAGAGGGTATGAGAAGCAATCCTAACGGTAAACAAATAGATGATTATATATTTAAAAATGTTAAATCTTTACCACAACTATTTAAAAAAATTAATTGGTTTATAAACAAAATGAATAACATTTACGATAAAAAAGGTAATAAACGTGATTATTATATTAATTTTGTATTTTACCAAGATTTGAGGTGATTAGTTGAAATTATTGGAAAAATTAGACGAAAAGAAACATAAAAAAGAAGTAGCTAAATTTGAAAAAGAATTAAAAAAGTATAAAAAGAATTATCTCCCACCTCAATATAACCAACTTGAATTATTAGACCATTTATGCGATACTGATTTAGATTTTTATTTGTCAATAACCAACCGTGGAGATGGTAAGTCTTTTAATTATCCATCATCACTTTTATATCTGTCCTATTACTTAGATATTGGGGTTACTTTTGTAGTACGACATTATACTTTACAACAAAGAATTAAAGAATTAATTGAAGAAATTTTGATAACCTTAAATTGGTTTGACCCTAGTCAATTATGGTTTAGAAATACTGATGATTATGTAACAGTAGGACTAGCTGAAAAAGAAATAGCTATTATTACAGACTTAAACAATGCTTCTGACCTTAAATTTTCATCACAGGTATTGAAATATTTTCCTATTATTTTATATGATGAATTTTTGGCATTATCAAAAGACTATATCCCTAACGAGTTTGAAAAATTGCAAATGATATATCGTTCTATCGATCGTCTTTCTGATAGACCTTATATAGTGTTTCCAAAAATAATTTTATTAGGAAACCCTGTAAACTTTGAAAGTCCTATATTACCAAATCTTAAATTATATAATGCTTTACAAAATCAACCAATTAACACCATACAAAAATACCAAAATAAAATACTAGAATTAAGAAGAAATGATAATGTAAATGAAATAAAGAATATGCGAGCCTTTAATGATGAAGAGGATGCAAACGTTTCAGGGCAATTTAATTTTAGTAAGTATTTATTAGTATCTGAAAATGAATACTCTAAAGCAGAAATTAATTCCCAATATGCTAGGATTGATTTAGGAGATAACAAGGCTTTATATTTTATATCAAACAATGGAACGGAAATACTTTCTATTGAAACTTGCAACGGTACGGAAAAATATTGCTTGAATTTAAGAGATGAAACAGAAAGCAAGGAATTTTTAACAGAAAAGTATTATAGTAAAAGATTTAAGAAATATTATGAAAAAAATGTATTTTTATTTAAGGATAGCTTTAGTAAATCATATATACAACAAGATGAAAATTTAATGATGATAAATTTATATAAATGTCTATCAGATAAAGAAAATACTATTACATCAGAGGAAGTTTATAAAAAACGTGATGAAATAACATTTATGAAGAAATTGGCTGAAAGGTATGAATAGTATGATAAACAAGGATTTATTTATACAATATTTACAAAAAAATAAAGGTAAAAAAGTAAACCTTTTTTGTGATATTGAAACTGCTACTTGTAACAAAAAAGCAGGTCGTATAAATCCTAGTAAATATCATTCTTTCACATACTCTTTAGCTATTTCTTTTTTTCTTACTTCTCAATCTTTACCAGATTATTTTATTTGTTCATCTTTTGAGGAAATGTTTAATATAATTTTTGAACACGGTAATAAAAAATCACGATACAACTTAATTTTCCACAATGGCAATAAATATGATAATCATTTTTTAATATCTGAAATAGTACGTGATTTTCCTCATGTTAAGATTTATAATGCTTTTATTAGAAATGCCATAAATAATAAGTCAACTATTACTAAATCAAAACTTGATGAATTTGACAAAAAAGGTGCAATTTTAGAAAAAAGGGTAAAAACTTCTAACAACTTAGAAGCAGAAATATTTTTAAATGGTTTTAATTTTATTACCTTAGATAACTTTGTTAAAACTAATACAAGTATAGCAGTTATCGGTAAAAAATTAAAAGATAAAGGTTATATAAATGATGAATATTTAAAAACTGATTTTAATTATAGTAAATTTGATCTTAATGAAGATTTAAGTACACCAGTATTAAAAGAATATGTTAAAGAAATATTTTATTCTTTAAATAATGATGAATTAACTTATATTAGAAATGATGTTATTATTTTGGCCTTATGTTATAAATATTATAGTGAATTATTTTTTGGTTTTGATTATAATGAATACACATTTACTAGCAATATTAAAAAAGAATATACAGTAGGCAATAATTTTTCATCTTTTCAGTTGCTTAAAAAAATCGGCAACTCTAAACTATCTTATACTAATTATAATTTTCACAATCTTAATTTCTTTGATTATCTTAATAGATATTATCGTGGTGGTCTAAATTTCTACAATTATAAATATTTAGGAAAAGTTTTAAAAAACGGTATATCATTTGACATTAATTCTTCATATCCTTATGTTATGTATCATTTTAAATTACCTACATTTTTACAATCCTATTATGATTTTAAAAAACCTACAAAATGTGTTATTGAGTATGATTTTAACTATATCACATTTTTTACAATACCCATAGAAAAAGCCAATGAATTATTAGATATAATACCCTCAAAAATTTTCAGGCAAATTTTAGTAAAGTATTATAGTTCAAAAGACGGTGAAATTTATATAAGTTCAATTATTATCAATCTATTAAATGAAATGTTTGATTTAAACATAAAAGAATTGACAATCACATCTTATGTAACCTTTAATGCAGAAGATTTTGGGGCTAAAAATGTGCTAGAACATAATTATTATATAAAAACACAAGGAAAACAAAGTAAAAAAATTAATATGATAAACCCCGAAAATATTTCATTAACTGATGAAAAGAATGACAGGGTATTTTCAAAAGAGGAAATTGACGGTGCAAAAGTTCTATTAAATGGTATCTACGGCATACCAGCCTTACGCTCTCATTTTAATTTGTTTCGTAGAAATGAAAATAATGAGATATATAATATTGAAAATGGTTTTGAGAACTCTGAAAGAAATGTTATATTTTCAGCTTGTGTTACCGCTTATGCTTTTTACAATCTATTAACACCATTAAAACATTTACCTACACATTTAATAGATAAATATTTCTGGTACTGTGACACTGATAGTTTATACTTAGATAAAAAAGCCTTACAATACATGCCAAAAGACATGTTTCATAAAATGAATCTTGGTAAATGGGATATTGAAAATGAGCATATAGAAAAATTCTATATATTAAACCATAAAAAATATGCTTATGTTTCAAATGGTAAAATAAAATTTCGTTGTGGCGGTGTCCGTAAATCAAACTTTAATATTAATGTATCTTTTGAAGATTTTATAGAGCACCAATTTTCAGACGGTGTGAAAATTCCGAATACACGATCAATAAGAAATGAATGGAATACTATATCAATTTATGAGGGGTCAACACTTTTAGAGCATGGGAAAGACTATCCAGAATATTTTAGTAAAGAAAATGAGGAATTAAAAAAATCAATCATAGAGAGAATTCATCAATCATTTATTAATGAAGCAGAACAAGATACATCATCACAGCTTTTATATGTTGAAACAGAGCACGGAACAATATCAACAAGGGATTTTATACCAGAAAGAGCACAGGGAGACTATGACTTATACTATTTTATGCAAGATAGCAAACTATTTAAAGAATTATTAAAAAAATGAAAAGTCATTGACAAAATGACTTTTTTTTTATATAATGAAGATATAAATAAAAAAGAAAGGTGATAATTTATGCTTTTAAAATCATTAATTGCAACCGCTCACAACGAGTTTCTTTTGATTTTTCTAGGTTTGGTATTGTTTGATTTCTTTACAGGATACCTTAAAGCTTGGAAATGGAAAGTAACTTCAAGTGACATTGGAACGAAAGGAGTTATTAAACATACAATAACATTTTTATTTTATTCAATTGTTATTTTTGGTGGTTATTATTTAAATTCAATTTTCATCGCTCAATCTTTGCTAACACTTGTTATGCTTACTTACACTACATCAATTATTGAGAATTTGGGTGTTATGGGTGTTTATGTACCGTTATTTATAAAAAATCGTGTACTACAAGAAATTAAAAAATATGAAGCAACGCTTGGAGAAATGAACGATGAAAAAAAATGATTATTTTTTAGATGTTTCAGGTTGGCAACAAGGGGATCTAACCTCAATCTGTCAACAAGCAGGAACTAATAAAACAATTATCAAAACCACAGAGGGAACAGGATATTTTAACACTTCTGCCCCTCAACAAATTGCAACATCTGATTGTCAGGGATTTTACCATTTTGCTAGATTTGGTGGAAATCTAACACAAGCCGAATATGAAGCCAATTATTTTCTATCCACGCTACCAAAAAAAGATGTCCGCTATCTAGTCTGTGACTATGAGGACGACGCAATCGGAGATAAACAAGCCAACACACAAGCGGTTTTATACTTTATGCGTAAATGTAAACAAGCAGGCTATGAACCTATTTATTATAGTTACAAACCATATACTTTACAGTATATCGATTATCAATCCATTATTGCAGAATTTCCTAATTCACTATGGATTGCAGCATACGCAGATTATAATGTAAGACCGACACCAGAGGGTATTTGGGAAATCTTCCCAAGCATGGAGGGTATCAGGTGGTGGCAATTTACATCTACTGCATTAGTAGGTGGTTTAGATAAAAATATAGTTCTTTTAGATGATAATGAAAATATTAATAAATTAGATCAAATAATAAAGGAGTTTAAAAACATGCAAGCAGTTATTCGTTCAAAATCAGGAAAACAAGGATATTTTGGAATCTCAGACGGTAAGGCATTCGGTATTGCTTCTATTGATACAGTAGGAAAACTGAAACAAATTGGCTTTAATGAGTTAACATTAGATGATCGAGATTATGAAATTATCTTTAATAGTTTTAAATAGTAAAATAAAATCTAGGAAAATATCCTAGATTTTTTATTATGGTGGTGATATTAAAGATGATAACCCATATAAGAAACTATCAACATCATATCTTCTGACTGAAACTGGCGCACTATTCCAATTTTGGTCTGTGATTTCAACGGTGCTTCCGTCATAGTCCGTAACCACCCCTGTATGTCCGTATTCACCAGTGTACCATATACCACCAACGAAAGCTGAAACATTGAAAATATCACCTGTTTTTAAATTTTCTTTTGTCGGCTCTTTTACAGTCCAACCAATAGCACCCCAATTATATCCAATACCTATATTTGATGCTCTTAAAGTATCACCTATAATAAATGACGGTGGTATTTGTCCCAAACTATACGAGATATGATAGCCAGAAGTAATACTATTAAGGTAATAACTTGTAAGAGCGTAACACTGACCGTCACCAATAGTCTGCCCCTCTAATGCTCTAAGAGCATTTATTTTACTTGATATATCTGTACTCTGACCCTCATTGTTTTGTGGTTTTCTTCTTCCCTCTCTAGGGCTATTATTAAAGTCTACACCCCCTGATTTATTGTTGTTTATTTTAGATAAGACACCTTGAAATATAACATCAAGATAATCTGTATCTAGGTCTACTTTCATTATGTTATTATAAGTTTTTTCAATTCTTATTAAATCATTTGCATAATGTATGCCATGGTTTAAATCGTAAACTTGATTGTCAAAAATTTCTAACACCGCCTTTTTTAAATTATTTATCAATGCTGAAATATTAGCATTCGCATTTCCTTTTGTAACATCTCTAAAAGCTTTTCCTGCTTCTGATACACCGCCAACATTCCCTGTTTGTGTACCTAAATTGAAAGGGTCGACACCTGCGGACTTGATAACATCTATCATAGTATCATAAGGATTACCGAAATAAACATAAGGAACTCCGCCTTGATTTGCGGTACACCAAGCAGTCGCCCAAACCCAAGCATTACCTGCCATTGTAGATGGCATGAAAACCTTTCCAATCGTGCCACTTGGTAAGCTATCATAAAAAGCTTGACATGCTCCTGATTCATCTTCAACTGCTGGAGCAAAAACTTCTGGAGCAGATAATGCCACTGGGTGATGTTCTTTATTAATTTGATTTAAATAATCACAATCATCTATTAAACACTGTAAACCTGTGCTACCTGTATCTCTACCATAGTGGTTTATCCAGTTACCTGCACCCCCACTTTCAGTTACCGTATAAAATAGAAAGAAAGCATATCCACCTAGTTTTTCCTCTAATTTTGGTATATAGGTTGACAAGAGATTTTCTCTTGTCACCCCATAAGATGAAATAACAGGTCTTGCTCCACCTTGAGCCATAAACCAGTCGGCAATACCCTCTTTACTAAAGCCGAAATTATTTGAAATTGGTTGGGATAAAAAGGCTTTATATTCATCTGTACTATATTTTTTAGCCATGTTATTTTACCATTCTATTATCTGTCATTAAATTATTAAAAGGGTTTGTTGATCCGTTGTTGTGCCAAAATCTGACACCACCCTCGAAAATTTGTCTCATTTGGTTTAAAAGTTCAACATCTACATTATCCATTTTCCATGACCCTTTAAACTGTAACCAGTTGCAATGTTCATTACTATCAATTAAACCGAATAAAGTCATACGTTTATCAATAGAAAATCCGAACATATTATAAAATTGTTTAACTTTATCCATTTCTTGCTGATTGATTGTGCTTATCATTAAATGTAACCCCCAATCTCCAGTTTTAATTAAAAGGCTATTTCCGTTTGTTTGCTGAGAAACTTTAGGAGGTTGCAAAGACATTTCAGCCAATTGTGCGTCTTGGTCTCGATAGTATTCATATTCATTTTGGTATAGACCAATCACTTTTGATGGTGCTCCTGATATACCATTGGAAAATACATCAGAGTAAACCGACAAGGAATTGAAAACCCTATCTTTTAAATCTCCTGACCCTTGTATTTTCTTCAATCGTCCTGAAATTTGTCTATCATTCGCCAACTCTCGACTGTAAGAAGTCATAGCTTTTGCAAGAGCACCTGAATTTATCATGGTCGGTAATTCGTCAAATTCATCAAAAGTTAGTGCATAATTAAGATAGTGCCCTGCTCTACCCTCTTTTAAATCTCGTGCTCCATATCCTTTAAAGATTACTTTAATATTATTAAAATATCCAACTACTGACTTGTAAGTCATTTCAAGAGTGTTAATTTTAGACATGTCAAGAGGTAATGTTTGACCTTTAAAATCTGTTACATCAATAGACATTAAACCTGACCTTAACAAATGCTTTTCTTGTTCTTTGTCAAGATTGAATAAATGGTATAAATCAGAAGTATATCGATTTAATTCACTATCAATATCAGGGCTTGAGTTATTAGACCTTAGTTTAAATATGTCTTTATCAAATTTTGCTGATTTAACATTAATTTTTTTAAGGTCGTTTTGGTCGATAAATTTTTTTGGAATTAAAACGCATTTTGTAATATTTTGCATTATCCAAGGAAAAGACGACATCTTATTTGTAAAATCGAAAAAGTTGTTTCTGTCAATTACATATAAATCAACTGGACTGGTTATGCTATCATACACACCACCTGTGGAAGCAAACACTTTAGGTTTTTTTTCAGATCCAAAATCACTCTCAAGGTTTACAGTTGAATATAGTAGTACCCAGACATCTCCGAAAGTTTCAGACAAAACAGCGCTTTCTCTTAAAGTTGTTACTGTTGGGGTATCATTTGAAGTGCGTAAATTTTCAATCATTAAATTATAAGTTTGTTTATTTAAATGTGAGCGTATTATATCAACATAACCTATATTTTCCAAAACATTACCTTGACAATATGTCATTATAGGGTCAATTAAAAGGTCTAGTCTAGTATTATTATCATTGATATAAGTTTGACCAATAATATATGCATAATAAATTTTATTATCAAAACCGTGTAAAAACTTACAATAATTAAAACCATTTAATTTATCATATAGAAAAGGTACATGGATAACCCCTCTATCCTGTCTAAAATTAAAATTACCGCTAAATTTTAGGTTTTCATATTTTTCTGTAAAAAACCTATCTCTTTCCTCGTTACTAGAAAAATGAATAGTATTTTGTATGTTCGTTAGTGGTGTATTTTTATAAAATGTAAAATCAGTAAATTTCATATATTCACTCCTTAATAAAATAAATCGGTATATACCGATTTATTGTGGTAAATGTTCATATTCTGAAGCAGGTTGCAAATTAATAAACACCCTATAAATATAACCATCTTTTTCATAGTGATAAAAACTTTGACCGCTTACATAATTTAAAATAATACTATTTCCATTAATTATAACTTCGTTATCACCTAATATAGTATTAGATTCATTTACACTTGCGATAAATTCAATTTTTGATGAACCTGATACTGTTGAATCAGCGGTAACATTTCCAATAGTGAAAATATCAATAATTTTATTTACATTATCTTTAATATATCCTAATTTTTGATATTGATTTTCTTTACCAATATAAATTACTTTTTTGTATGGTGTGATATTTATATCGGTTTTTTCATCACCTACACCATCAATCCCTTTTACAATAGAAATTGTTCCTGTTGTAGATTTTAAAACTTGTTCTCGCTTAGGATCATGATTTACTGTTAATGTTGCTAAATTATTATCTTTATCTTGAGTAACAGACAAAAGATTATTAGTAGTATTAATTATTTTAACATTATCTGTTAAGCAGTGCATTTTTTCATCTGGTTTTTTAATGTAATTTTTATTGTCTTTAGATGATACTAAATCATTTACATCTGTAAACTCTTTTATTTCATGCCCGTTCACTTGTTCTTGTGATAGATTTTTAATGTTTCTTGTAAATTCACTTGTCATATTATAATACCTAGCTTCCTATTTTATTTTGTTTAACCCAATTATTAGACTTCCTAATTTTGTTATTATCCTGTTGTGATTTATCAGTCCAATTATTGGACTTTCTAATTTTTAAAAATTTATTAATAGTTTGTAAACTTTTAAATATGTTTGATTTACGAATAGCCCAAGGCTTGATACTATCTTTTGTTACTTGTGTATAAGTGAATATGTTTTGATAGCGTTGTGCAGGTTGATCTCCTCTAATTTCAATTTTAAAATGTGTCCAGTTACCATTTATTGTTATAACATTAGACCAATTTACATTGGATAACCCCCAGTTACCATAATAAGCAAGTGTTTGATTACTATTATGTCTGGCTACTAATATATTATTTCCTACTGTTTCCCAAGTGTTACCACCATCTCTTGATACCCAATAATCGACATACCAATCATAAGTACCGCCAAAATTAACATAACTTTCATTTTTTCGATAGTTTCCTTGAGAATCTAAAGAATAACCAATCAAATTTAAATGAACATAAATTTGATTTTCACCTCTTTGTTGAAATTCTATACCTTTACCATAGCCTGCCCCTTTTGCAGGATTTAAATCCAATCCGTGCAAAGTAGGGTCTGGACTTCCGCCCATGGCTACGTTATTATAAGGTCCTGTTGCTGAATATGTCCCCCATGCAGTATACCATGCCATGATTAAACACCTCCTGCAAGGTCATTTTCCGTGCTAGTGTTATTAGTTCGAATAAAGCTATCTCCATCTGGTGTGCCACCGAAAATGTTAATGTTACCAGTTGCGATATTTCTATTAGGTTTAAATCCACCGTTAAATAAATCACCCTCCCAAGCGCCTGAATTACGCAAATTATTAACCATTTTAATAACAGTATTTTTTAATTTTTCATATTCGTTATTTTGGTCTGAAATTAATTTATTTAATTGATTTACCTGATTAGTCAGCATTTCTTTAATTTTATTATCTTCTTTTTCTCTTGTTGTTATTTCATTATTAATAATATTCCTTAATTGATTATCGGCAAATTTTCTATCTTCTATTTCTTTATCAATTTTATCATTTAATAATTTATCATTATCATATAAATTAGTCAAAACCTCAGTAATATCCCTTGAGTAAACCCCATCATCATAAATTTTAGTACCGTTAGGGAATGTATAGGTTTTTTGATTTTGAGGATAATTTCCGATTGTAACAGTATCTGTTTTTTTAGACAATTTAACATCTGCTTTTAAGTCTATAATATCATGATAATTGTTACATTTATCCTCACTTATCCAGTCATTAGTTTTAGTTAAGTCAATAGAAGCGGTATCAGTTACAGTTAAATTTCTACGAGCTACCCTATTTAGTAAATCAATAATTAAATGATGATTATAATTTCTATGTGATAAATAGTCATAATAGCTAGGTGCATTTGTATTATAGTCTTTTCGGTCGTCATACCATGGCTCATATTGACCGTTAAAATAAGGGTATCCAAAACCGAAACCATATAAATAACCATGATTATGAAAATCTTGTGGTCTATTAGTTTCTATATTAGTGTCTACCTGATTTTGGTTTTTATTTTCGATTTCTTCTGACATTTATATTTTACCTTTCTAAAAAATTTGAGAAAATAACAATACATCTAATTCGTCAAACATACGCTGTTTAAATGTGTAAACTTTTTCAAGCGTATCAATGTTATATATAGATGATGTGGATTGACTTGTTGTATTTCCTGTACCTGTTGATTTTCCTTTGGAAATAGTTGTATTTGTCGCATAGTCCATACCTTCCACATTTAAATTAATATTAGTATTATTTTGCGGTAAATCTGAAAATAGATTATTATTTCTACTTTCATTTTCACTAGTAGATGTTCCCATATTATCTGTTATAGTTTTACCCAAAATAAAACTTTCTGCATTATAAATACTTTTCAACATTTCAAGATTTCTTACACAGTATGAAACCAATAAATTTCTTGAATTTTCAAAAGTTTGGTATTTTATATTACGTTGCAAGAAATGGTTAATAAATTCTTTTTCAAAACGATTTCTATTTTCAGTTAGTACATCTAAACCATAAAATATAGTATTTTCACATGCTTCAATAATACGTTCATCATTATACTGACATAATTGTGACATTATGCGTCTGTTGTTATCAAAATATGTTAGTTGATTACGATTATCAGATAAAAACTCGTTATATCCTATATTTATTGCTTCACTACAAATAATATAATATAATGATGTTGTCGTTTTACTCATTGGTTAGTACCTCGACTTTCTCAAGGCTTGATAATTCTTTTACCATGCTATCAACATATTCAGCGTGTATATCTAAACTGTACTTTTTATTTAATAATTCTAGTGAAGTATTTCTTGATCGCAAATAAATATTTTCATTTGCCTTTTTAAATGACCTGTTAGAATTAGCTTCTGTTTGAGAAACACCGCTTTCTTTATCAACACCGAGAGAATTTAAACCTAGCATAGAATTTAATTCTGCTAAAATATTTTGATAAGTCCGTTTTAATTCAGCTAAACAAGATACAAAAGCTACGTTTGATATGTTTACAATATGTTCTTCCACATCAAATTTTGTAGAAGTTTTTATCCAAGGTTTACCATTATAAAGAGCAGAAGCGATATTTTCCATATCATCAGAGCCAAACTCATCACGAAGAAAAGTGTTAATTTTAGCTTGCATGATAATCGAATATCTGGAAACAATGATTTCAGTTAATTCAGAGCAATAATGCTCAATGATTTCATAATCATTAGTATAATTTAATGGCTTATTCCATAAAACTATAAAATTTCCTAGTGACTTGGTTTCTGGTCTTAACTCTAAATATTGTTTATTTCTTTTACGTTTTGGAATAGTGAAATAAATATCTTTAGTAGTGTAAATCTTATTTCTATCAAGATAATTAAAATCTAATCTATTATAAGTTGAATTTTTAATATAACCTAACAAACATATTCGGCCTTTATTATCTTCACCAACGCAAGCACCAAAACCACACCTTAAAATGTATTCCAATTTAATTTGATCTATATTTACATTATTGGTATTTTCATAACCAATAGTTAATGGTAAAAATTCCATATATCTTGATTTAATAATACGATTAAATCTATTTCTATGATAATCTATTCTATCGGTTATCTTTTCAGTAAAACTTGTTTGTATTAAGTCATTCATTTTTACCCCTTTTCCTAAAAAATAAGGGTAGGCTCTAAGCCTAGCCCTTATACAGAAGTGATTACAACTTTATTATAAAATGGAGAAATTGCTTTCATTGAATAATAATGAATCCAGTGTGTAGTTTCATCAAATTCACCATTAAAGAATGGCTTCTTGAGCATTCCTTTTGTGCAACGCTTATAGCGAAGTCCTCGAATATCGAAAACCATTGCAAAATATTCACCGGTTGGTTTAATTTCAGCATAATCAGCAGTATCAAACAACTTTGTAATATCAAAAGTAAACACAGATTTAGCAGGGATTACATCATCAACCTCTACTTGATAATCTCCCATAGATTCAAGAACTTGCTTAATTTTAGCATTTACTTTAATATCTTTATTAGTTTTGTAAACTCCGCCTAAATCATCAAAGGAAATAATACGATTTGAAAGATCAATTCCTGCCGCTTGGAAAGTATTAGCTAGTTTAGTATCCAAAAGATAGGCTTTTGCTTCATCAGTTGTAACAATTAACAAGTCATTAATTGATGATACAGTTGTAAAGCGTCCGATAGCACCACCTGAAGCAGTAGCAGTTTCATTATGTTTAGATGAATTATTTTGAAGATTAAGAATAACTTTTGAAATTTCTTGAAAAAGACCTTGCATAGATGTTACTGTACGTTTGTCAGCCGTAAAATTCAAAGAGTAATCAAGAAGCATGGCCTTATATTCTTGTTCCTCGGCAATGTTAATATCTGAAATCTTTTTCTTGTAAACTGCCATGGCATAAGTGATAGCATCTCCAATGGTTTGCCAATTCAATCGATTATCGTTATTATTTAGCGTAAATTTCATTTTCTTCAAAATACCTTGTTGATACAACTTGGTCGCCATTTTAGGATAGTTACGTTTAAGCATGAGTTCAGCTGATTTTGACAAGTCCATAGAAATTGGTACACTATCCAAAATTACATACTCCTCTGAGTATTGACCGATAAAATCAACTTCTTTGGCTAGCCAATCAAATCGGTTACCGTTTACTGTTTCAACAATTAAAGTTTCATTTAACTTTGGAAAAAGATAGTTGTTTACAAAAGTTTCAAAAGCTGTTCCTTGGTTATTCCAGTTAGCACCAAAAGACCAAGAATTTTGTGTATCATTATTAAATTGCACCATTGCACCTTGTACGGCTGCTGCAATCGCTCGTTTCTGTGAAGCCATATATTAAAATACCCCCTGAATTTTAGTTTCTAGTTCATCTGGTGCGCTTGGAGAAATAGACATGCTTTCGTTAAGCTCATTTGATTTGTCAAATTTGTTATCTCCAAAATCTGATTTCATAAAATTAGGTACTGTGTAAGTTTCTTCTTGTGGTTGCATATTATATCCTTTCTAGTCCTCTAAAAGTTTTTCAATTTCATCTACTGACTCGACATCTTCATTTACTTTTCCATCTCCTTCAGCGTCTTTCGGTTCTTCGGATGGTTCGTCTTTCGGTTCGATTGCTGCCAAACGTTCCTCAAGAGAAGTTAGGTATTCGATTAGTTCCTGTTTGTTGCTAAATTCCATATTTAATGTCCTTTCTATTTTATGATTTAATGATAACACAAGTATATTTAATTGTCAATAGTTTTTACACAAATTTTAAAATAAATTAAATGTGCTACGTTTTGTCTTGTAACCATGATAATAACAATGTACAAGATTTGTTTCTGGTATGATATGTATATATCTATATGATTTAAGGTCAAAATCTTTCAATCTTTTAACGATTTTAGGAACAGTATGTTTAATCATATTTGGAAAATTAAGCTTAGAACATTTGACATTAACAAGTAAATGTTCTCTATCATTTAAATCATGATACTTATTAGTAGGATTATGATTTGATAATCTTAACTCGTAATCTGGTAAATTTAAATAACAACTATCAAGAGTAGAGGAATAGTTATAATCAGAATTTTGTAAAAAGTCCTCAAGTTCTTTCATCTCGTTAGCATAAATTCTTTTCTGTGTATTAGTAAGATAATAATTACGTTTACGATATTTATTATTTGATTTTTTTTTACCATAAAGTGGCAT